CGATCACGATGGTCATGCACACGGCTTCTTGTTTTTCGCTTTCCTCGCTCACTGAGGCACCTCAAAGTACTCGTAGCGGTGCGCTGGCCGCCCGTCGCTATCCAGGGATGGCCAGATCACCCGCGCCGACGGCTCCATAGCGATGTGCCCGCAGACCACGCCGAAGTGGCTGACCTGCGTGATGCCGCGCTCGGCGCAGTCGAGGGAGAACATCCAGTCGGTGCAGGCCCCGCCCCGGTCGTAGTCATCCGGCAGGCGGAAGGGCACCGCCCCCAGCACGTCGCGCTGGATGAGCGCGCAGCCGAAGCCCACTCCGTGCGTCTCGCGCACGTCGCCCGCGGCGAACGCCACCGCAGAGCCGACGGGGTCGGCCTGCGCGAGGCTCTGGCCCGCGCGGTAGGCGCTCCACAGGTGCCGCCCGCCCCGCCGCCAGCAGTACAGCCCGTAGGCCACGGGCGCCTCGCAGCTGAGCAGCTTCCCCAGCGCGTCCGGGGGCGGCACCATGTCGTCTTCGAGCATCAGCAGGTGGCTGTAGCCCTTCCAGCGCATAAAGTCAGCCGCCCGCTCGTTTGCGAACAGGACGTTGCGGTAGTCGTAGCCGGGGTAGGGCTGCTCGGTGATCGTCAGCCACTCCACCGGGCACGGCGCCCGCCGCACGAGGCGATGGGCCGCCGTGATCGCACGGCCATAGCTGCGCAGCAGCGGCGTAGCGATGAGGATGCGCGGCGTCATAGCCACCTCTGGGCATTGTAGAGGGTCAAGATCTCATTGATCTGCATGGTCTTCCCCTGCCCCCAGAGCGCCGCGATCCAGTGGCCGTCGCCATCGTAGCTCTCGGGGATGCGCAGATCGCCGATGTGATCGCGATGCACCACCACCTGTGCAATGTCGGTGCGCCCGATGGCGGGCGGTGCGGCCAGCGCCGTGCCCTGCGGGCCGCGACTCTGGCCGAAGAGGTAGCATGCCGCGCGGGGCTCGGCCAGCAGGCCCGCCAGGCGCGGGAAGAATGCCGGGTGCGGCAGGTTGTCATCGTCGCACACCCAGCACCACCCGCCGGCGATGCTGTCGAGCAGGCGGTTCTTGACCGCCTGCCCGCCCACGTGCCGCCGTGCGAGGTCGAAGCCGACATGCCACTGGATAGCCAGGCCCGCCGGGGCCGCCGCGATCGCGGCGGCGATGCGCGGGAGCCCGGCGGGGCGGCTACAGGCCGTCAGGATGTGCAGCGTTGGCGGCATTGTCAGCTGACGATCTCCACCACGCTGCCCAGGTTGTTGGCGCTGGCGGGCTCGTTGCGCGCGTCGATGCCCAGGATGAGCAGCGTGGCGTCGCTCGTGGCCGCGCCCACGGTGAGGGTGAAGTAGCCGTAGCGCGCCGTGTTAAGCGCGGCCTTAGCCTCGATATCTGTGACCTCGACGATTCCCTCGTGGTAGCTCCCGCCCGCCGTGCCGCTGCCCGAGCCGCTGAACGTAGCGGCGCTGAACGCCTTGCCGGGGATCACGGTGCCCCCGCTGGCCGCGTTGGCGGCCACGGCGTAGGCCGCGACCTGCACCGTGCCGTTGTTGCCCACGTCGCCCGTGGCCAGCACGGCGACCACGCGCCGCCACTTTGAGAAGTCGAATACATCGCTGGCCACCGTCCCCGTCCCGAGCGCGTTGGGCGAGACGCGGCCGATGATCGCCACGCGGTCGCGGAATCTATCGTGCATGGTTTCTATCCTCCACGGGGCGCGCGGGCCGCCCCGGATAACGCGCGGCGCGCCTAGTTCAGGACGCAGAAGGCGGAGGTCTCCGAGTTGCTCCCGTCGGCCAGCTTGAAGGTGCCGTCGATGCGCGGCTGGCCATCGAGCCGGGTCGTGACGCGCCACGTGTACTGGTCGCTGTCGAAGCGCACATGCTCCGAGCCCTGGATGAGCGTGCCCGAGCGGGTGCCCACGGCGTAGGCGCGGGGGGACACGAGCGAGAGGTCGCCCGGGCTGCCGGGCAGTGCCGCGAACTCATCGCTGTACACGGGCTTGCCGATGAGCGTGCCCAGCAGCGGCGACCCGGGCGCCTGCCCGCTGGCCGGGATGAACGCGGGGTCGCCGTTGGTCACCAGGCTGAGCTGCATCAGATCCTCGATGGCGAACGGGTGGGTGATGAAGATCGACCCGCCCGCGAGCGAGGGGATCATCCTGGCGATCAGCCCGGCCGCGTCGGCGATCTCGATGGCGTTGCCGGTCGCCTTGCGCGTCACCAGGAGCCGCGCCGGGTTCGCCGCGCTCAGCGCGCCCAGCGGGCCGCCGACGCCGTTGTGGTGCAGGAAGAGGTACTGCTTGGCGGTAGCCAGGCCCTCGGCGAAGATCGTCATCAGCTCGCGCTCGATCTGCGGCGCATCCTCGCGGATCTCGCTGCTAGCCACGCTCAGCCCGGTGAGCTTGCGGGCCTGGAGGGTGCCCTGCTCAAACTCCGGCGTGCGGTCGGTGATCGTGCCGCCCTCGGCGGTCATGGTGAAGTACATGCCGCCGAAGTAGCCCGACGCGCCCACGCCGCTGCTGCTGGGGTTGCCGGTCTGCTTGAGCATGGTGAACTTGTGCGTGTCGCTGGCCATGGTGACTTGGAAGGCTAGCGGCTCGAAGAAGGCGATCGTCGCCTCGATCTTCGAGATCTCGGTCTCGTAGGTCACAGGAACCGCGAAGCCGCCGGCGGGGCCGCTGCCCTCGCTGAGGGCCTTGACCGCCTCGCCGCCGTACTCCTGCCAGCCGGTCTTGTAGACGGCGCTCAGGCGCTTATGGTCGCGCCGCTGCACCGCCTTGAGGAAGTCGGCGAAGTTTTTAATCTCGGGGTCGTTCGCCCCGCCGTCCTGGGTGATGAAGCCGCTGCTCTTGAGCGCGGGCGCATCCTCGAATGCCTTGAGGCGCGCGTTGATCGCGGCGTCGCGGTCGTCGAGGACCTTGAGGAAGGCCGTCTGCTGGGCCTCCATGAGGGACTGGATGTCGGAGAGTTCTGCGGGCATGGTGTGTCCTCACTTGCCGTAGCGGCTGCGGAGCCGATACGCGAGAAAGCCGTTGGTTGTCGCTGCCAGCACTCGCGCCAGCTCGCCGCCCGCCGCGCCTTGCGACGCCTCCGGGGCGGCCTTCGTCGGCGCCTGCGTGCCGGGGATATTTCGAGGCTCAGCCGGCGTAGGGGATACGCTCAGCTCGCCGAGGATCCACCGCTTCAATTCGCCGCCCTCTCGCACCACCAGGTGGGGGAGGGCGCCCGTTGTGCCGCCCAGCGCCTTCTCGGAATACAGGCGCTCGATCGTGGCCTTGTACTTGTGGCTGCGATCCAGCTCGACGTAGAAGTCGATCCCATCGTCGGTTGGCTGGTAGGCCGCCACATGGCCGATCTGCGATTTGATGCCGCGCTGGGCGTGGTCGTAGTAGACCGGCATGCCCACGAAGCTGCGCGCCATCCCCAGGTCGGTGGACTTCGTGAAGGTATCCCCCACGAGATCGCGCCCGCCGTAGCGGATGCCGGGGATGAGCAGGCGCCCGTCGGCCAGCATCTTGATCTCGGCGGTTGGGGCCTGCGCCATGCCGCCCATCGCCATGCCGCCCATGTCGCCATCGCCCTCGCCGTCATCCTCGGCCTCGTAGTCGTCGCCCTCGCCCGACAGCGGGATGTCGATGCGCTCCCCAGCCCACACCAGGCTGATCGCGTCGAAGGTCAGCGGATCCCGCCCCATCGTGATCGCGGGCGTGGGCTCGGCGGGGTCGATGTATGCCAGGGTGATGTGGGGGATAAAGCCGTGCTCCATCGGCGGATCAAGCTCAGCGCAGCACGCGGCGTCCATCACGGCGACGCGCAGGTCGTCGAGGCCGGGGGCGTCGAAGAGAGCCACGAGCACATCCATGCCGTCGCTGGTCTCGCTGGCCGGGAAGCGGGCCAGGCCGCCCAGCGTGCCCACAATCGGCCCGCCGCTCTCGGCCACGGCCACGAGCCCGCGCAGCAGCGCGCCCTTGCAGTCGGCGCAGGACTCGGCGTCTTCTGTGAGGTAGGCGATCGTGAGATGATCCGCCTCGCTGTCGGCCCGTAGCTCCGCCGGCAGCAGCCCGCGCAGCAGGGCCTGGGTCTCCTGTGACGTGACGAAGCATGCCATGGCGCCGCCGTGGGCGTCGGGGGCGATGCCGGGCACCGCCTTCACTGCGGCCTCCTGGCTGTCGGGGATGCCGTCGCCGTCGGCGTCGGGCGCACCCGCATCGTCGAGGGCCTTGTTCGCGCTCACCAGGTGCGTGCGGCACGCCTTCAGCGCGGCCTCGTCGGCGGCGGAGTGGCGGCGAGAGGCTTTGGTAGCAGGCATAGGGGGCTCCGTGGTGTCGCTGAGCGCGTCGCTCGGGGCGATGCGGTCGTAGAACAGGGCGAACGTCAGATCGTCCGCGCCGATGTCGGCGTAGCTGGTGCGCTTGGGGACGGGGGGAAGTGTCATTAGAACATGCTCCCCTGCGCGGCTGGCTGGGCCGTGCCTAGCAGGCTGTCGAGCAGCTGCGCCCTGGTCATGCGCTCGCCGCCGAAGAGGCCGCTCTGCCGAGGCGACGGCTGGCCATCGACAAGATCGGAGTATTTCTGGAGGAAGGTGCGGACGGCGGCCGGCTTGTTGCCGATGCTGTCCAGGTGGGTCAGCAGGCGCGCGTGCTCCTCGCTGATATGCTCGCCGCCGAGATGCACCGATGAGTGCCGCGACGCCTCGATATGCTGTGAGACCCGCTGGCTCGCCGGGAGCTTCGCGTACTGCGGCGCGGCCTTGATGCGTGCGAGGTCGTCAACCGCGCGGGCGATATCGGGCGTCAGGTCGAGCGACGGGTCGCGCTCTCCGCTGTGGGTCTGCGCCCGGACGCGGGCCAGGCCGGGCAGGGCGCCAGAGATGCCGTTCTGGATGCTCTTCATGTCTGGCTCGATCGACTCCAGCATCGACTCGGCCATACGCTCGCCGTGCGCGCCGGGGAATGCGCTGGTGTAGATCGCCGCCTTCGCCCGGTACAGGCCCATCTGGTTCAGATCGCCGTCTCGAGTCTTGAGGTTCGCCGCCTCATTCTCCGGGATGCTCTTCATGAACCGATTGACCCAGGCCCGGTTGTCGGGATCGCGCAGCGCGTGGTCGATGCTCTGGTCTTCCTTCACGTGGAAGCTGAGCATGTGCGCGTCGGTGATCTGGCCGGCGTCAACCTTCGCCTGCTCCATCGGCGACATGCGCAGCGTGCCCGAGCTGTTCGCCTCGCGGGCAAAGGCGGCGGTGTCGTGATCGCCGGTCAGCTCGCGCACCAGGACCGGGTGCTTCATCGCGTCGATCTCGGAGGGGTTAAGGCCAAGCTCTTTGGCGTGCTCTTTGAGCTTGGCTTTGTAGGAGTCATAGACATCGGGATGCATATCGGCGGCGCGCTGAAGTGCCAGGGTGCGCCCGTTCCCAGATAGCACGTTTCCCGATGAGTCGATGATCGGCGCGCCCTTGTCGATCTGGTGGAAATCGGTGACAAGGGCGTCGGGGTTGAGCTTGCGGGCCACGGCGTCGATCTGCGCCTGGCTGGCTTGCCGGCTCCGATCGCGGGGCTGAAGCGCCGGGTCGTACTTCGGGTTGATCCCACCGCTGGCCGTGTTGCTGGCCTGGATCTCGGACATGTCCACCAGGCGGTGGCGTAGCTCGTAGCTGGTGTTGGGGTCGGTGCCATAGGCGCGGGTGACTGTCGCCTCAGTGGCCGGCTTGCGCCGCTCCAGCAGCGCCTGCGAGGACTCGGCGATGCGCTCACTGGCGTGCTGCGCCGACATGGCCCTACGCGCCTCGGCGTGGGCCTGGCGCAGGCCGCCGCGCTCGCTGGCGTGGCGCTCTTTCAGCGCTGTGCGCTCTGCGGCGCGCCCGGCGGCGGTGCTTGCCCCGCTGGCGCGCTCTGCGGCGTGGCGCTCCCTGATGGCCGTGCGCTCGCTGGCGTGCGTGGTGCGCTGGGCGGCCCTGGCCTCGGCGTGGGCGCCCAGCAGCGTCGCGCGGGCCTCGGAGCGGGACGCCGACCCCGCCGTGCGGGCGAAGCGGCCCTGGGCGTCGCGCACGTAGCCGCTGCGACCTGTGGGGACGCGCTTCGTGGCGTCGCCGATGCCGTCGAGCCAATCCTCGTGGGCCTTCCACGCCGCGCCCACGCCGGCCCGCCGCGCCTTCACCGTGTGCCCCGGCGTGCGGGCGTTGGAGATGCGCGCCGCCGCCGCCTTGCTCAGGCCCTTGCGGCGGAGCGTGCGGTAGAGCTTCGGGTTTTGGAGGCTGGCGTGTGGGTTCGGCATAGGTGGCAAAGAAAAAGCGGCGCACCCGCCCACGAGGGGCAGATGCGCCGCTGGCTTTTCAGCGTAGGGCGCGAACGAATTAGCTACAGTGTAGCACGGCGATCAATGCGACGGCGTTACCGTGCGCTCGCGCCGCTCCTCCCTGCGCTCCTCCCGGCTGGCGATGGGGCAGGGCTTGCCCAGCGCGCGGGCCAGCGAGCGCACGAGGCTGATCGCCTGCCGCAAGGCGTCTTCAAGCTCCTTGCGCTCCTGCTCGCTCATGGCTACTTCCCTAGCGCGTGCTGGCACGCCGTGATGATCAGGCGTGGCCAGACCCTACGTCGCTCCAGCTCCCGGTACGCCGCGCCGGTATCAACCCAGCCGCGCGCGGCGTGGAACTTCGCCTGCACCGGGCGCAGGCTGCTCTGTGGGTCGCGGTGGACATAGCCGCTGTAGCTGGCCCTGCTCCAGAGATGGGCCCCGGCGCCCTGTGGCTCAACCTGCCAGGAGCGCCCCAGCATCTGGCTTGTCTTGCGCCCGCCCGGCCCGCCGCGCCTGCGGTTCCAGCGCGGGCCATAGCCGCGCTCGTACCAGCGCCCGCGCGCGTTGGGGCGGTTGGCCTCGGATGAGGGCGGGTAGGGGGTCAGCACGTCCCGATACGCCTCCAGGTACCCGACGGCGGCGGCGCGCACGGCGGGCACGAGGGCCTTGGCGATGGCGTTGTAGACGGCGACGGGGTCGCCGGTGGTGGTGATGCGGGTCATGGCGTCAGCCCTCCTCTGTGGGTGCCAGGGTCAGCCAGCACCGGCAGCGAACGTGGGCGGCGGGGCCGTCGGGGAAGCGGTCTTTCCAGACCTCCTCGGTCTTGCCGTTCAGCGGCCCGCAGATGGGGCACATCCTCTCATCGTTGCTCGCGTTCCAGCGCCGCACGAACGTGAGCCCGTGCTCAGCCAGGTAGCGCTGGGTATACGTCGCAGCAACGGCGGCAGCGTTGCTGGTCTCAGTGATCGCGATGCTCTCGGCGCGCCTGGGTGAGAAGCTGGACTGAAGCAGCTGCTCTAGCTGCCCCCTGGTCATCCCCGGCGTCGTGCGATAGAGCGCCTGCGCCTTCTGGACAGCCTTCAGGGTCGTGTCCGTGATGCCTGCGATCCGCTGGCCGAGGGCCTCCGCGTAGGATGCACTGAGCCCGGCGGCGAAGGCGGCGTCCATCGCCGGCCCGACGCCGGCGGCGAGATCCATTGCGCCCGATGCCACCAGGGGCAGCAGGGCCGACGCCAGCGCGGCCCGTAGCTCGGCGCTGAACGCCGATGTATCGAGGCCCTCCCCGCGCAGCAGGGCCTCTGCGGCCTTCGGGCCGTAGCGCTCGAGCACCGGGCGCAGGGCATCGTACACGGCGCGCTCAGCCTCGCTGAGGTCGCTTCCTGGGGGCGGCACGGCGAAGGCCTTCTTGATCGCCTCGGGAGTCGTTGCGCCGCGCAGTCGCTCGGCGATGATCGCCGCCTCCTCGGGGTCGAGGGCCTCATCGTCGAAGCCGACGGCGGCGGCGCGGCCGCGGCGCAGGCGGTTGAGGGCCTTCGCCTGCCAGAGGGCCAGCGCCTTCGTGGCGGGCGCGTCGCTGGGCAGCGCATCGGGCGGCGCATCGCTGGGCGGCGGCAGCTGTGGGGGCGCGCCGGGCGGGCCGGGCAGCGCCGCTGGCGCGGCGGGTGGTGGTGGCGTGGGCGGCTTCTCCATCGGCGGCAGGCCCAGCCGGGCGCGGCCCTCGTCGACTGTCAGGGTGGCAGCGCCAGCCGTCAGCTTGACCATGGCCTCGGCGCGCTGGGCGAAGGCCCATTGCCTGACTTCGTGCCGGTCGTAGTCGGCGATGATCTCCATGCCCTGCGGCGCCAGCCAGCGCTCATTGGCCACGGGGATGATCAGGTCGGACTCGGGGAAGATGGTCTGCTCGAAGAAGTTGAGCCGCTCGGCGTCGGCGGTTCCCCCGGCCAGAGCGGAGCTGTACAGCATCGACATGGGCACGCCCATGGCGGCCGCCACGTCCTCACGCCCAGCCTTCTGCAGCTCGGGCGCCGCCGTGTCTTTGGGGTCGCTGCCAATGACCTTGGGCTCCACCTTGTTACTGATTACCAGGGAGGAGAAGGCCGAGCGCACGCCCCGGATCGCCCGATCCCACCAGTCCTTGAGCTTGTCGCGCTCGGTCTTGGGCAGCGACGAGTCCAGCTGAAGCAGCGTGATCTTGACGCCGCCGCGCGCGAAGAAGGCCGAGCTGTAGGCGTCGAGCCCGCGCAGCAGCCCGGCGCTGGCCAGGGCCGGGCGCACCGGCGCCACCTGCGGATCGGGGCCGATGTCCACCTCGTCGCTGGGCAGGTAGATCGGCGCGATGCGGCGCGGGTCAATGACGCCCAGGGCTCGCCCGCTGCGCACGCCGGTGCGGTAGAACGTCGGGTCGCCCGTGTCCGGGTCGCGCGTCTCGGTGACACTCCCGGTGGCGCACCAGAACGGCGTGAGGCGCCTCCCTAGCCGGTTCGTGCCTAGCTCCCAGTAGGCCGCCGCGCTCATGCATAGACCCACCTCGGAGCGATACATCAGCGCCCGCAGCGTGGCCAGGATGGCGCGGCCCTCCGGCGTGTCGGCGATGTCGTCTCCGCCGCGCTCCAGGCGCATCGGCACTGAGGCGACGCCCTTGGCGCGCACATCGAGGCAGCGCGAGAGCACGGGCACGGCGGCCCGCAGGCGGCGCGCCGAGGTCTCAGAGCCCCCGGCGTCGAGCGGATCGACGGGGGACCACGCCTCAGCGGGCAGGGCCGACAAGGGGATGGCCTTGATGCCGTCGGTGATGAGATAGCTTTCGTTAGGCAAGGCCCCAGCCTCCTGCGGTGGCGAGGCGGTTGTATGCGCCGCTGCCGCCGTCTACCTGGTCGTCATTGCGCCCGCGCGGGAACGCCAGCAGCTCGTCGAGGAACGCCTTGTTCCAGTGCGCCCGCACCATGTCCACGTTGCCGGCGTTCCACTGTGAGCTGAGCGGGTCAGCCCGCGTTACCTTGTCGCCGGTCTCGATCTCGGTATCGACCCAGAACCCGTCGAGCAGGCGGGTGAAGGCGAGCGCCTGGCTCTTGCCGGCCGCGCCCGGGTCCTGCGGCAGCAGGTGCAGCACGTGGCGGCCGGCGCTGCGGTCGGTCTCGGCGGTCTCTTTGATCTTCGCGTCGCGCTCATCGGTGTCCCACTGCCCGCGCTCCACGTCGGCCACGCCGTAGCGCCCCGCTCCGGTGCGCCACATCAGCACGCCGACCGTGTAATCACCCGCGCCCGCCGTGGCGCCCACGTCCCAGCGCCGCACCCACTGCACATCATCGCCAGCCGGCGCGACATCCACGAACTGCGCCTTGCCCGCCTTAAACATCGCGCCCTCGGCGGGATAGGGCGTTCCCTGGTACATGGCCTCAAACGCCGTACCCATCTTCGCTCGCTTGTCTGCCAGGAAGGCGGCATCGAAGCGCGGGCTGAGCGGCTCGCCGATGGCACGGCCCGTGGGGTCATCCGGGCCGCCATCGGCCAGCGCCGGGAAGCGCAGCACCTCCCAGCCGCCCTGCTCAATCAGCCACCCGGCGAAGTCGCCCTCCCACCAGCGGTGGAACATCACGACCGCGTTGGCTGACGGGTTGAGCCGGCTCAGCACGACCTGTTGCCACCAGTCGTGCAGCATCACCGTGTGGGCCGGGCTTCTGGCCTCCTGGGCATTCTTGTAGGGGTCGTCGATGATCAGGTCATCCACGCCGAGGCCGGTGAATCCCGTGCCGAGCCCGAGGGCCTTCATGCTCGGGTTGGCGTCGCGCAGGCCCATCCTTGCCCGCGTTGACCACTCCTCTTTGCTGGCGACGGCGGGCGGTGATGCATCGCCCCGCGCCGTCTCGCGCAGCAGATCGAGGCAGACGCCGGAGAAGCGGATCGCGTGGCTCACATTGTAGCAGGCGATGCGTACGCGCCGAAGCGGGGCTTCGCCCAGCAGCCAGGCCGGGAAGCGCTGGCTGATGATGATCGACTTCCCGAACTGGGGCGGGCCGTGAATCAGCAGGCGCTGGCCGACCTGGTGGCGCAGCTGCCCAAGGCGGGCGGTGAGGATGCGCTGCCAGGGCTCAAGGCGCAGCGGGGTCGTCGACTCGACGTAGGCCGCGAGATCGCCGCCCGGCTCCTTGGGCGATGCGCTCACACGGCGCCGGCGCTCCAGCTCGGCCTGGGCGCGCAGCTGAAGGCTACTTGTCGAGTAGGACAGCAAGCGGATCATCTCCTTTGGCGATGCGCTCCAGCTGCTCTGGCGAGAGCTTGGACAGGTCGATCAGCTTGAGGATGTCGGCCCCCTTGCCCCAGAGGCCCTGATGCTCGCCGAGCTTCGCCAGCGCGGCCTGTGCATCGTAGAGCTCAATGCCGACCTTGCCCGTGTCCTCGTCGAGGCTGTACTTCTTGACCAGGCCGAGCTTCCCGGCCTTCCCGGCCGCCAGCAGATCGAGCCGGGCGACGGATCGCGTGACCGTCGCCGTGTGCAGGATTCGCTGGGTCGGCTTCACGATCTGTTGCTTGGCCAGGTCGTAGATCGTCCCTGAGAGGTCCGGGTTCCCGTCACGGTCGGCAGGCAGCTCCAGTACCGACCATGAAACCTGGATTTCCTCTTCATCGACCCGTAGGAAGTCGCCCATGTCGCCCCGCGCATGGGCGCTGAGGCGGGCCAGGATCTCCTCAGCGGGCATCGCCTGGAGGGCCATGCCGGCGGAAACGGCTGTGGAGATTGAAGTTTTTTGAAGTAGCTGGTAGCCGATCTGTCCGGCGGTCTTCTCGCTGTAGCCGGCCTGCCGGGCCGCCTGGCTGGCGTTGAGGCTGGCCAGGTAGTGCGCGACGAATTTGCGCTGCTTCGCCTGGAGCGCGGCCAGCGCCGCGTCGTAGCGCTCCTGGGGTGTGAGCGGGGTCGTAGGTTGTGGCGTGGTGTCGCTCATAGAGTCCTCAAAGTCGAACATTTCCGAAGAAATCCGAAGTATTTAATACGGGCTCAGCGGGTCATAGAACACGATGAGATCGCTGATATCCATGCGATCCTCCATCCTGCGCATCCGCGCCACGCCGCGCAGCAGCGCCGCCGCGTTGCGGGCGTCGAGCCGCTCGACGAGCAGCTCGGCCCAGCGCAGCAGGGCCTCGGCGAGCGCCGGGCTCGACGCCTCGGCGATGGCATCGGCGGCGTGGACCAGGGGCAGGCCGAGCAGCGCGGCGCGGTTCGTGGTCATTGCGTCGGAGCCTCCACGGCGACGGGCCGCGCCCGCATCGCCGCCTCGCAGCGCTCTTTGTCGATCCGCAGCTCCTCTTCGGCGGCGACGGCGCGCAGGCGGGCGATGAGGCACTGCCAGTCGACATCCTGTATCCAGCTTGGTCGCTCGAAGACGATGCTCTCGGCGGCTCGCATGGCGGTCTCCATCCAGATACTATCGAGGCCCTCGATCACGTCTGCGCCTCGGCCTCAGCGGCCAGCGTAGCCTCAATGACCGCCAGTGCCGCATCGGCCAGTGTCGACTCGATGACCTCCAGGCGCGCGGCGTGGGCGTCGAGTCGGCGCCAGGCGCGCTGGCTGTCGGCGTCGATCTGCGCGGTGGCGGCGGTGGTGGCGCGGTCCAGCGCCCGCTCGTAGCGCCGCATCGTGGCGACGATCCCGCGCAGCAGGGTCTCCGTCGTCTCATGTGAGATGCGCAGCATGTCGGCGATCTGCGCCGGGGGCAGATCGCGGCGGCGCGCCTCCTCGAGCGCCGAGGTGGCCAGTGCCCAGCGCGCGAAGTCCTCGGCGGTGCTCATCGGACTGCCCCCCGGCGACGGTAGGTAATGCGCCGGCGCAGGGCGCACAGCTCTCGCCGCATCTCGGCGACGGTGCGGCGCAGGGCGCCGATGTCAGCGAGCGCGAT